GATTTAAGCCCATTGATTGAGCATATTCTCTAGTCGCCGTATCTAGTCGTAAAATAATACCTAATTCATCTAAGAGTTCAGGTTCACCTTTTACGATACCTTTTAATACTCTGTCATATGAATCTGCAAAATTTCTACCTAGTGCGATAGACGCGTTTTTAGCTGCTATACTTATTTGTTCTAGTTGTCCTGCATTTAGTCCTGCTGCTAAACCAATAGCTGCTGAAGAAGCTGCGTCTTTAAAGGATAGAAGACCACCAGAAGCAGCTTGTAGATCTCTAGCAACACCTTTCATAGCTGTACCAGTTGAAGCTGCAAAAGCCATCATACCTTGTTCCTGAACTCTAAGTTGTGCGGCACTTTTTAATGCGCGAAATAGGGCGTCAACAGCAAATAAGGTTGCTGCTAATTGAGCGTATGCTGGTACAAGTCCGCCACTAATACCTTGTGACATTTTGGAGAATTGTTTACCACCTGCTGATGCAGTTTTAGCTACACCACCAATTTGTCGTCTCGCACTTTGTGCGGATTTACCAACTTGATTTAAACTTCCCTTATCGTCTACTTTGACGTCAATTTTTACATCTGCCATTATGGTCTCATTTTATCTGGGTGTGGCGGGATATTACCTATGCCGCCTTTATCTGCTTGTTTTGTTTTTCTTTCTAACTCTTTGTTAATTTTTTGTATATTATAACCATCTATATATTTTAGAAAGAATACAACTTCTTTAGGATTTTCTATTTCATATATTTTTATTATATACTCTAAACTACTCCAATTCTTACCAAAGTAGTTTCCACCTGCTCCATCCCATACGTCTGGAAGTAGTGCGTGGATTAAAAAAGCCATTTGTACTTCGTAAGGAAAATCTGTCTCTCTAAGAGGAATTTTTTCTGGGTTAGGCTCTCTGCCTAACTTTTCCATTATTAAATAGTATTCTTCTTCGTTTTTAAATTGAGTCTTATTTATTTTCCTGTCAAGTAACTCTATAACTTGAATTACTTGTTGCTGGTAAAATTTTCAAGTTCACCTACACACTCTGTTACCCATGTGTCAAAATTAGGTGAGTTTTTCATCAAAATTTCAGCATTTTCTTGTGAATATTCGCACTCTGAATTAGGATCAACTTCTCCTAAATCTACTAGTACTAATTCACTTAAATGTTTATATTTTAGACCTGTCCAACCTTTAATAACTGCTCCAACGTAGTTAGTAAGGAAAGTTTCATCATCTAAAACTTCTTCAAATTGTCGTGTCTTTTTGTTGAATTTTTGTTTTAAACATCTATTACGAACTTTCATAAGTTCTTCTCTAGATAAATAGGTTAGGTCAACATTCCAACCTTCAAAGTCTGGGTATTCCATAGTCAAAGTCTTACTTGGTGTAAGTAATGAAGCTAAAGATACTTGTTTGTTTTCTGTCATTTTCTTCTCTGTTTTAAAAAGTGTTTTAATTTGTGTTAAGGGTGGTTATTACCACCCTTAACGGTTAGTAAAATAACTATGCGTTTACGTCTTTACCGACGAAATCGAATAGAGTTATTTCATTTGTTCCACCTATAGTAGATGGTAATGCATGGAAATTAGTTTCCAGCGAAATCACGTCATCAATTGAGTGAGTTGGTACTTCTAAGTGACAAGTTGCCATAGTTAGAAGTAAATGTGGCGTACCACTAGCTCCGATATCAAAAGCTAAACTAAATACATTTTGTATATCAGTTGTTGCTTCGATAAGGTCTTCAAATAGTTCTGCACTAGCGTTTGTATCATTGTCTAGATAACAAGTGATGTTACCACCAATTGTTCTAGTTCCTGTTACATGTCCTAGAGGTTGATTAACTGTACCAAGAGTTTCGGGAGTCAGATAAGTAAGATTATTACTCATAGTTATGTTTCCACCTGTTAAAGTAAGTGCATAAGTTACTGAGCTTCCAGAAGCTTCTCCTGAGATAGTTAAATCAGATAGTCTATTTCGGATAAAGCCTGTAGTGTTTTCAACACCTTCAGTAATTAATGAAGTTGACATTGTATAGTTCGTTCCATCAATTGTTGTAGTGCCTGATTGACCACCTAGAGCTGCTTCTTCAGTTACGATTTTACCCATTCCTGACCAGTTAACAGTAGCGATGCCATCAAGATCAAAATCAATACTTGCTTCATTTACTGAACAGTCCTTGATTCTATAGATCTTTTGGTCTCCATCAGCATAATTCGATGCTGGGATACCACTAGACTCGGCTACTTTTGCTCCACCGAAGACAAACCATATATCAAATACACCTATAGTAGCTTTATTAGAGTTACTCGGTGATATTGATAGATTACTTGTATCAGAAGTTAAAGCTGCATCTACAGTTTGGTCAAAAAACATTGCCCAAAGTGCTTCAGAAACCTCACAATGTTTTCCATCAGTTGCGGATGCTTTACCTGCTGTACCTAAAGTACCTCCTGCGGAGGTAAAAGGTGCCATATAGGTAGAGAAGCTCCACTCTGCAGGAGCATAAGAATCATTGAACATTTGTCGTCCTCTAACACTTACACCACCTGTTGATTGTGCTTGATTTAATGTAATTTCACTTGCGTTTGTAGCTTGAGAAAATGAAAAGCCGTCTAGAACTGGAAGTTCGTAGAACATAGCTTTAGTACCTGCCGATGAGGTGGGTACATGAGCGTAGACTTTCACATCTCTACTAAAATAATATGAAGTTGCCATTACGGTTCTCCTTTTGAAAATTATTCGTATTGCTTTTGCTGTTACGAATTCTTTTCAGCTTTGCCCTTAAAGGGCTATTGTTTGATCATTATTTTTATGTCCTGATCATTGACACGGATAATTATTTCGGAAATTATCCCTGAATCTGAGGACTTTTTTAGTTTCCCTCAGGTTCGCCGTCTTGTTCTATCTTATCGGTTTCTTGGTCTATTCGACTAGAGACTTCTGACACAACACCAGCACCTGTATCAACTACAAATGCACCAGTATCAACGATGTCATTTCCAACTGCTGTAACTAAATCAGAAGTTCCTGTAACTACAGTATCAACTGTATTAGAAACTACCTCAGTTCCGGTTTCCCAGACCTGAGCCACTGTACCGCAGCCAGTAATAAGAAATGTACTTAATAGTACTAAACTTAAGTTTTTCATTTTATTCTCCTTAGATAATTTAATAAACTACCTAGTAGCGTGCCTCTATTATCATTTCTCCAATGCCGAGAGGCGCGAGCACTCCTTCATCAGTACTAATTGAAAGTACTGTAAACTGAGTAACCCCAGCATTAGAGCCTAACTGTTTATAAGTTAAACTGTTATTATTATCTACTACAGTTTCTAAATCCTCTAGTAGTTCTTCTAGTTCTTCTATTGGGTCTTCCGCGTTAACGTAAGCCCTGATGGTTATGTTTAAAAATCTCCATTTTTGACCACCACCATAATATTCTCTTGTTTCTGTCCCAGCAGCCATATGTACTGCAGGATATTGTTCTATTTCATCCCAAAACTTCATTCTAGTTTCAACGTTTCCATCTAATCTAGCTTTGTAATTCCCTGATCCATCAATATTTTTAAACTCTGTTGCCAAAGCTGTTAATATAGCTCCTCTTCTTGTTGTGTTATCTCTTGCCATTATACTCTCTGTGTTGTAAATCTACCTAGTGCCATTTCTGCTGCTTGTTCTCTAATAGTTTTATCTATTAATAGTCTTGGATCTCTAGTGCCATCTCCTTCATATACCTTATAAGGATTATACATATAACTATATTGTACTGTACCCTCCGTTCCTGCTGTTTGTGCAATATTATGAACATGAACACTACTAGCAAATCGCCCTGTTCTATTATGTAGTGCTGAACCTCCCATATTATCTCTGATCGCCTGTTCTAAAGAAGCATTGAGTATAGCTAAGGCTTGTAATGGGCTTCCTGCCGTTCCAACAGCGGGAAGTGTAGATTTTGGTTTCCTTACTTTTTTACTGCCTACTACAACTTTTTTTGCAAATCTTCCTATATCAAAGGCTCCTCCAACCGCTATTGCTCTTC